GCGGACCATGCCGAGCGCCCACTCGGGGCTGTTGACGATCTCGGGGTCCGTGGCGAGGGTCTGGATACGGTTGACGCGCTCATCGGCGGTCTCGTAGAACGTGTCCTCGTTGAGGGAGGTTACGGCTGCGAGGAACAGCTCACCCTTGGGGGTGCGCTGCCATCCTGCGCCGCCTTCTGCTGTGAAGGCCTGGCCGGTGGTGGCGATGGGCGTTGCCGCCGTGTTGCGGGGCTTCGTGTTTCGCGTGTTCATGCGCGCCATGGGCTTCTCCTTCTGGGTCGTGTTTGGGTAAAAGTGGGGGACGCGAGAGAAAAAGTTGAAACGAGTGTAGTTTCGATCCAATTGAAGTAACTCGTCTCAGGCGCTTCTCGCGTCCTGCGGAAAGAGCGGGATTCGAACCCGCGAAACAGATTCCTCTGTTTACCTCCTTAGCAGGGAGGCCCCTTCAGCCGCTCGGGCACCTTTCCGGGGTGCTCCCCTGATCCAGGGCGGTTCAGGGGAGCTATTAAATTGTGTGTTGTTTGTGATGGGTTCAGTATAGGCCCGCGTGTTTTGTGTGCGCAACCTAGAAACTGGTTAAGTAGATCACATGTATGTGTGGGTTGTGTGCCGCCGTCACATGTAGAGCATCTGCATAAACGACGCGACCCACCTAACCAGCGTTCCACTGATGAGAAGACCACCCAACGCCGCAACCAGCCCGGCAGTGGTGAACACGTTCCCCCACGTCGCCCAACGGCCTCGAGGTGGAGCTCCTAGCTCTTTCACGCCCGCACGGCTTTGCGACTCGTGATGCACAGTCAGGGAACCAGCTGTCGCGAACTTAAGGAGAGAGAACAGTGGGAAGGCAAGGTCGATCAGGAACGCGAGGACGATGACGAGGGCATACAGGAACAGGACGATGCCAATGGCGGCTGCGCCGGTGCTGAACCAGTCCGACATCTTGCGGTCTTGTTCGAGCTGTCGCTGGGCGACGATCTGGTCAACGTTGTCTTTCTGCGTGGTGTTCAGGTTCGTGTAGTTCGCGAACTTGATGGTGTCTTTCGCGAAGGCGAGCTTGTCGGCTTCGGAGAGCTGGTGGTTTTGGCCGACGGTGCGAGGTGGCATACCGGGAAGGTCGAGGTCGCTGATGATGCCGGTGTCGGTTGTGGCGACTGCGCCGCTTTGGCTGCTATCTCCTGTGGAGACGCTGGTGGCCGCATCGTCGATGGTGGGAAGGTCTTGGAGTTTCTTGCCGTCGGTGCGGGAGAACTTCAGGATTGGGCCGATACCGCCGGGATATTGGGAGCGGTCGAGGACAGTGAGCGGTCGCCCGGAGTCGATCGTGTGGACGGTGTTGCCTTCCACGTAATCGCCGGCGATCCAGTGTCGTCCGCTGCTATCGGTTTGGACCATGAAGATGACGAAGTAACCGTCGTTCATGGCTTGGCGCACGTCGTCTTCGGTGAACTTGTTGGACCCGAGGCCCGCGCCGCTTATATCTCCTGCGACTTCGACAGTGAGCTGCCCACCTGTCATATTGGAGACACCCTGCGCGAAACCTTCGGAGTTATTCTGATACAGCCAGCCCTCATTATCAAAGGGGCTGTCCTTACCTGCCTGCATCAGTTTGATGGCTTCGGCTCGCATGTCGTTGACGGTGTAGGAGCCGCGGGCTTTGACTCCCGCTCTCAGTTCCATGAATGCGAAGGCGAAGTTGCCGCACGCCGCCTCGCCCATGGTTGCCCCGGCGTTGGTAATCATGCCGCGCTCTTCGTTGGGGTCGTACCCGAAGTCGCTGTCGGCGCACCACTGGCACCAGGTGGAGGGTTTGTCCTTGAGGTTGTAGTGGCCTTCACTGTCTGTGAATGCGCTCGCGGGGTGCGCGAAGAACGTGAGGATGAGCGCGAGGAGGAAAGCGAAGGCGACGGAACCCCGCCACACTCGATGGAGGCGGCGAGACGCACGGACTGATGTCATCACTGATTCTTTCTGTATGACTTGACGAGTGGGGTCTTGGCAACGGAGAGATAGATTCTCTCATAATCACGACACCCTTCCTCGACTGCCGGTAGTGGCTGCTCATGGTAGGCTGCGCCGGCCCATTCTCGGCTGAGGATTGCGTACGTTGCTTCGACTTCCTCTTGGTCGAGCGGCTTGTTGAAGGGCGGGGTTGTGCGGATGATGGTGGATGCTTCGGCTGCTGCGCTTAGGAGCATCCCGTAGGTGTTTCGGCGCGCTTTTGAGGGGTAGAGCGTGACACCGGGCCGGTCGGTGTGTGCTCGGCTGAGGTGCAGGTGCTCGGCCTCGAGGTAGCTGTGGGCGAGGTTGAGCGCTGCCTGCATCCGATCGGCGTATCCGGCGAGGGTGAGGATGATATCGCCGGTTGGGGTGCTGGCGGCCACGCCTGCGACGCTGAGGGCCTGGCACATGTCCAGGATGCCTCGTGCTTGCACTGGGCCGCGCGTACGGTTCACTGGGACCGTGATCTGCTGGCGAGTCATGGTTTCGTCGAAGGTGGCGGCAGCTGCTTCGAGGATAGCGTAGACTTCCGCCGCCCATTCGAGTCGGCTGCGCGCTTCATGGGTGTGTACCTGGCGGACGTTGTGTCGCGCGATGGCGCTGCGAGGAGTGTTCATGGTGGCCTAGTTTGCCCGTTGGGCCATCTTGGCTGCGTCGGCCTTGATGAGGTTTCTGTAGTGCGCGACGTAGCTGTAGTAGGTGCTGTAGGGGTCATTGCGTCGCGTTTCGGGGTGCGTGCTGCGCGATGGCACGTACAGGGGGAGCGCGTCAGCACACACGTCCAATCTGCCGTTGCAGGCGGCTCGATACCCCTCAGCGAACACTCCCCATAAGGAGGGGCCGGAGCTCCAGACTCTCTGTCGGACAAGAGCATCGACGATAAAGTACACGCCGACGAGGCCCAACTTGCTGTAGTTCTTAAGTGCGTTCTTGACGAGCATCGAGCGGCCCATCGTGTATGCGGGGTCGCCATGGGTTTCGTGTGCTACGAGGTCACCGTTCGTATAGGTGAAGGAGCCGACGTTTTCGAGGTAGAACTCGAGACGTGCACCGCCTCGGGTGAGGGCATACGCTACGCCCTGGATGTCGCGCTCGAGGCAGAAGGGGTTGGTGGCTGCGTCGTCTACTGCTCGGGCGAGCGTTCGTAGCGTGTCCTGCGTGGGTGTCGTTCCGGTTCCGTCGAATAGGGGGATGCAGTCCTTGGGGAGGGAGACGAGGAAGTAGTTGGAACTGTCGATGCTGGCTTCGAGGGTTGGCTTGTGCGCTAGGGAGCCTTCCTGTGTGCGGTAACACGTGCGCAGGGTGCACTCGGTGTCGGTGTCTGGGCGCGTGAGGGTCCAGTAGTCGGGTCGTGTGGGTCCGGCTGCGCCAAATGGGCCAGAGGCGCGCGTATCGAGGCGGGTGAGCGTGTAGGCGTTGGCGTAGTTGACGGCCTCGCGGAGGGCTTGGATGTCCCACGCCGCGGCCTGGGGGTCGATACCCCGGTCGGTGATCTCGTAGTCGTCGAGAACCTGCGCGAGCGTCTTGCTGCCCTGGTCTGTCTTGATGACGGTGCGGGGCGTGATGGCTAGGTCGTCGCGGGCGAACAGGTTGATGGCTCGTTTCCCGTCGTAGGCGCAGTACTCGTAGCCTGCCGGGTCGTAGGGCGTCTCGTGTAGGCCTGGGGCGCGTCGCGCTGCCATATCGCGTAGGGCTTGGGCGCGCTCGACGTCCTGTGCGGTAGCCGTGAGGACCGTGTTGTCCTCCTGGTAGAGGGTGAATCCTGGCCTTTGAAAGTAGACCCATGTCCATGGCTTAGTCATTCGACTGTATCCTCCGTTGCTTCCTCATCCTCTAGGGCTTCGAGGTCTTCTTGCGCCTGCTTCTGCTGCTTCCAGAACGGGTTACGTACAGGCTTGTACTTCCTGAGCGCCTTGCCGGTCTCCTCCTCAGCCTTAAGGATGACCTTCGCGAGCTTGATGCAGACGCGGAACATCGTCTGATCGTTGTCGGGGACTTTCTCGAACTCTTCCTTGGTCATACCGATCTTGGCGTTGAAGCCAGCGAGGATGTGCACGAGGCCGTGGCAGCGCTGGCAGAGCGTCACGAAGTTGCTCATCGCGTCGGAGCCGCCCACGTAGACGCTGGTCTTGTGGTGGGCCTCGAGCTGGCCGAGGTGGACCATGGACGTGATGCCCTTGCCGTAGCCACAGGCCTGGCAGGTGAACTCGTCGCGCGCGAGGATCGCTGTGCGTAGTTCCTTGGAGAGGGGCTTGCGGTCCTTCGTGTCCTGGACGGTGTTCTCATCGACTTCGCCGAACATGTCCTCGTCGTCGTCGCCGCCCTCGAAGCCGACCTGTTCGGCGGCGTTTTCAGGGATGGGGTCGCCGCCGTAGTTGTCGTCGTCGATGTCGGTGTCGTCGGTGTCGGCTTCCTTGTTGAGGATGTCGCGGACTTCACGGAGTTCGTCGCCCATTTCGAGGAGGTTCTTGACTTCCTCGTCGCTGAGGGGCGCGTCTTCCGTGGCGTCGGTTGCAAGGTCGCTCGCTTCGTCAACGCTGGAGATCTTCCGGTCGTCGTCGCCTGCCGTCGGGTTCGATTCAGCCTTTCGGAGCTTTTCGAGTGCCTTGTAGGAGCGCGTGAGGTCTTTCTTGCCCGACAGGAAGCCCTCCGTCACCTCGGGGTACTCGGCGAGCATGACTTCCTTGAGGCGCATGGAGTCGCCTGCGTCGAGGTTGAGGAGCCAGTCGAGCATGGATGGGGTGAGGCTGTAGGACTCTTCCATCACCTTCTGCATCGACCATTTCTCAGACCACGTGTGCTTCTGTGTGCGGTTGAGAACCAGGTGCATGAGGTTGGCGAGGTCGCGCCCAACCTCGTGGTCGTGGAACGTGATGATGACGGCGGGGATCTCGTCTTGGTTGTTCTTGAGGGATGCGAAGATGCGTCGCCACCCGTCGAGGACTCGGTAGCGTGGGCCCGCGTAGCCGAGTTCGTCGGCTTCCGCGCCGGTGGTGATGTTGTTGTCGGCGAGGAAGTCGGCGTACTCAGCGAGTGGCGTCACGACAATGGGGACAATGACCTTCATTTCACGGACGACATTGAAGAGTCCGCTGTAGGTGTCGGCTCGGTAGTCCTTGATTGGCTTGGTGCCGACTACCTGGTGGGGGCTGATATGGGTGTAGTGGACGGAATACGTGTCGCTCTTGACGGTCACCACGTCGTTGACGCTGCTGATCGCTTCGACCGCGGCACTATCGAGGCTATCCGTGTCGATGTCGATGCGGAAGGGAGCGGCATCGGTGTCGGCGCTTGTTTCGTCGTCAGCGCCCTCGTCGAGGTCCGTATCGTCCTCGGGCGTTTCGTCGCCGTCGTCCACGGCATCCTCGTCGGCCTCGTCGCTGTCGTCTCGTAGTGGGGCGAGCGCGAAGGTGGTGACGGGAGCCGAGGTTACATCGCCCTCGTCTTCATCATCGTCTTTTTCATCGTCCTCATCATCCTCGTATTCGTCGTAGTCGTCGTAGTCGTCCTCATCCTCGTCGGGGGTCTCGAGGTCGGCTTCGTCGAGGTCGTCAGGGTCGATGGTGTCATTGTCGAGGTTCAGGACGATGGCGTCTTCCGTCGTCTCGCCGAGGTCTTCGATGTCGTTGAGTGAGTCGTTCATGGGGGTGATCCGTTCGATGGGAGGTGGGAGCTTAGAGGATGGTTTCAGGCTGGGGATCGTCCTCGAGGCCGAAGGCTGCGAGGTATGCCTTATCGGCGGAGCGTTGCGCCTTGTACGTGTCCATGAGGGAGTCGAGGGCGCTTTGTGCTTGCTGGAGGAAGGTGTCGGCGGTGACGATGAGCGCTTCGAGGTGGTCGCGCTGCTCCTGGTACTCGAGCTCGGTGAGGATGATGCCGTCAACGGGGGTCTCAGTGACAGTCCCGTCGGGGTGTGTGACTTGTTCGATGAAGCGGCGCACAGCGCCTCCCTTCCTGCGGGTGCCATAACCGGGGCTTTTGCCCGAGTTTCTTTACTTGCTATTGTGTATTATAGGTCAGTAACGCATAGAGAAAAGGGAAAGGAGGGTCGCGTGGCGCTTGAAGCAGTCAAGGTCGCCCTGGACCCGTCCCCCACGCAGGAGCGCCTGTTGCTGTCTCATGCTGGTGGGGCTAGGTTCGCGTTCAACGCTGGTTTGGCCCACGTGAAAGAGGCCATTGAGGCTGGGGAGAAGCCCGAGTGGTCTTTTTACTCTCTGCGTAAGTGGTGGAACGCCAACAAGGACACGCTCGCCGTGAATATGGACGGTGCCTCGTGGTGGGCCGAGAACTCCAAGGAGGCATACAGTAGTGGCCTCGAAGCACTAGCGAAGGGCTTGTCGAACTGGGCGAAGTCCCGCAAGGGCGTGCGGAAGGGCCGCCGCGTCGGCTTCCCGAAGTTCAAGTCGAAGGATAAGGCGGTCCCCAAGTTTACATATAGGACTGGTAGTTTTGGCCTCGTTCAGGGTGGCCGTGACCCGAAGGCTCTGAAACTGCCGCGTATTGGCCGCGTTCACTGCATGGAGAACGTGGCCGAGCGCGTGGGCGGGGCGCGTGTGCTGCGCATGACTGTCTCGAAGCGGGCGGGCCGCTGGTACGCAGCGTTGACCGTCGAACGTGACGACAAGCCGATGACGAAGCCGCCGAAGGGCGGGGCGGTCGGCATTGATCTAGGCGTGAAAACCCTCGCCACGCTCTCGGACGGCACCGTCATCGAGAACCCGCGCTGCCTCGCGGCCAGCGAACGGCGGCTGAAGAAAGCGCAGAAAGCATTGAGCCGCAAGGTGAAAGGCTCGCGCCGACGCGCTAAGGCCAGGGCGAAGGTTGCGCGACTCCACGCCCATGTGGCGGACCAGCGCGGCGACGCGATACACAAGGCAACGACGTGGCTCGCCAGCACCTACTCGCACATCAGTATCGAGGATCTGAACACGGCAGGCATGGTGAAAAACCGCCACCTCGCCAAGGCCGTGTCGGATGCCGCGTTCAGTGAGTTCCGCAGGCAGTTGGAGTACAAGACCGCGAGAACCGGCGCACAGCTGCATGTCATTGACCGCTGGTACCCCAGTAGCAAGATATGCTCACGCTGCGGGAGGGTGAAAGCCAAGCTCTCCCTCGCTGAGCGCGTCTACAGGTGTGATGGTTGCGGCCTTGTCATGGACCGTGACCTGAACGCCGCGGTCAACATTCTGGTCGCCGGG